CTTATAATGAATTCATATCATACTAATCGATTAAGAGGATAATAAGATGGCATTAACAGCACCTTCATTGTCTCCTGCAATCATCGTCCGAGAATTCGACCTGACTCCTGTAGTCCCGAACGTCGACACCTCTCTTTCGGGATATGTTGGAGCATTCAAATGGGGTCCAGTTGACGTTCCGACAATTGTTCAAACTGAGGAGCAACTTGCTTCTGTGTTTGGCGTTCCGGACGAAGAACGAGCAGTAGACTATTTTTCTGCCGCACAGTTCTTACGATATTCAGGTAACCTGATTGTCAACCGCACGATCCCCACTGGAGTTGTCGCAGACTCCGCACTCAACGCTACTTCCGGAGGAGGTGGTATACTCGTAAAGAACGAAGAACATTTTGAGGCACAACAAATCAATGACATGTTCATTGCAAAATACCCAGGTCTCATTGGTAGTTCGATCAAAGTTGCGGTATTCGCAATCGAATCGGGCGAATCTGCCGAATCGGCAAACACGATTACCTCTTGGAATGAGTGGGAATATGCAGATAAGTTTGATGCAATTCCTGGAACATCCGAGTGGGCAAAGAATCAGCCTGGAACAGTACTCAACGATGAAACTCACATTGCAATCGTTGACGAAAATGGTTTGATTAGCGGTACAAAGAATACTGTACTCGAAACTTTCTCATACGTTTCTGTTGCTAAAGGTGCAAAGACTGTAGACGGTGGAGAAAACTTTTTCAAGAATGTTTTGAATGGTTTCTCAAACTTCGTCTGGATGTCTGAGTTCGATTCCGTAGACATGGTCAACGGATTCTTCTGGGGCAAAGCGCCACAGATTTCAGGAACGACAAACTATGCTGATAACGTATCATGGTCAGCTGACTCTTCTGAGGTAACACTCGGCGGTGGTCAAGATCACCAAGCACTTGATGTAGGCGACTACATGGTAGGTTGGGACCAATTTGAAGACGCGGAAACTCTCGACGTCTCAATGTTGATTGCTCCTGGATTCAACAACGCTGAAGATCAAGTCACGATTGTAAATGACCTGACCAGCATTGCTGCTACTATCCGTAAGGATTGTCTGGCAGTTGCGTCACCTAACCGTAATGCGGTTGTTGGTTCAATCGACCCCGTGCAGGATACTCTGGCAACGACCAATCGTTTCTCGGCGTCCTCCTACTTGGCGGTTGACAATAACTACTTGCGTGTATACGACAAGTACAACGACAACTACATCTACATCCCTGCTGCCTCTACCACTGCTGGTATTATGGCGGCAACCGACTACAACTACGGTCCGTGGTACTCACCTGCTGGTGAGCGACGTGGTGAGTATTTCGGTGCAACAAACTTGGCATACAATGCCCGTAAAGCAGACCGAGACGAATTGTATAAGAAGGGTGTGAACCCAATTATCCAATACGCTGGTCGTGGTATGCTTCTGTGGGGAGACAAGACCAAACTGGCACGTCCGTCTGCGTTCGATCGCATCAACGTTCGCCGCTTGTTCCTTGCTCTCGAGAAGTCTATCTCTGTTGCTGCTCGCAACTTCCTCTTCGAATTCAACGACGAGTTCACTCGTTCAGAGTTTGTTGGTATTGTTGAACCTTTGCTCCGCGAAGTTCAAGGTCGTCGTGGCATTCAGGACTTCCATGTCCAGTGTGACGAAGAAAACAATACACCAGCGGTGATTGATCGTAACGAAATGGTTGCGTCAATCTTCATTAAACCAGCACGTTCAATCAACTTCATTACTCTTAACTTTGTGGCAACTCGCACAGGTGCGGACTTTGAAGAGATTGTTCAGCGCGTCAACTTCTAAAGGAGATTAGAAATGGCAGTTCCAATTAGAGTAGACGACTTCCGAAGCAAACTGACTGGTGGCGGTGCACGTTCCAACATGTTCTCGGTCGATGTCACCTTCCCTGGATATTCAGGCGGTGACACTGAGATCACGAGTTTCATGTGTCGAGGTGCTCAACTTCCTGCGTCAATTGTTGGGTTGGTTGAAGTTCCCTTCCGTGGACGTATTGTTAAACTGGCAGGTGACCGAACATTTGAACCTTGGACGGTTACTGTGTATAACGATACGACTTTCGAAGTTCGTAGTGCATTCGAAAAATGGATGGACGGACTGAATACCCACGTTGGTAACGAAGGCGAGCAGTCTAACAACTCAGGTATCGGAAGATATGCGTCAAACATCGATGTGCATCAGTTGGATCAGAAAGGCAAGAAGGTAATGACCTATTACCTCAAGAATGCTTTCCCGACCAACGTCGCTGCAATCGATCTCGACTTCGCGCAGGTTGGCGAAATCGAACAGTTCCAGGTTACAATCGAATACGATT